AACTCAAATTTGAGTTCTCGAGGACTACACCATTGGTTGGAGGCGTGAGTGAAAATCGCCCTTTTGACTATTCAACTAATGTGTCGTTTAAAAACATTAACCCCGTCGTGAATATCACGCGTGTTGCGGAACCCCCACGCACCTTTAACCCAATCAAAGGCGCACAAGTGGAGGGTGTCCCTACCCTTGTGGTGGCTGCGAGTGAGGGGGCTACTCTCAATGCTCTAAAGAAGAGATGTGATCATAAACCCTGTGCTGACGTGGGTGCTCCCTTTCTTAGGGGGCACGAATTGCTCATGAACAAGATTCATGAGAGGGAAGAGCTACGTATGGATCAGGGGGCTATTATGGCTTATCTTGATGAGATGAGCGGACAAAAGCGTGAGAGACTTCAGGCCTGCCTTGACTCTATGGACTTCACCCTACCTGGGTATACGGACAAGACCGTGTTTGCGAAGTCAGAGGTTCTTGTGAAAAGCGACGGTTCCCAGCCACGCATCGTCTACCAAGGGGGCGATATGTACAATCTTGTAATGGGATCCGTTGTCTACTATTTGTCTCGTCGTATTGCTGAAGAGCTTAATCGCACTAATCCCAAGAACAAAGGGAATGAAGTTATTTATTGCGTGGGCATGACAGCAGACGAGATAGCTGATATTGTACACCACACATCAGGCAATGTCTTCGAGAACGATTTCAAGAACAACGACGGGACGCAACCCGCTGGTGTTCGGAAGTGGGAAGCCATGTTTTATTATAAACTTGGCGCGCCTAAGTGGTTCGTTCGTGAGTTTGCCAATAACACCAGCGTTAGGGTCTTTACGCGCTATGGTGTTAAGGGTCGAGTGAAGGGGCAACGTTGGAGTGGCGAGGTTACTACCACCACTGGCAACGGTTATGTTAACGCATGCACTTCGCTCGCGGCATTGGAGCAAGCTGGTATCACGAGGAGCACCACTTTGGTATACGGGGATGATGGATTGACGTACACGTTGCAGGATAGGAAGGGGTTGAAAACCGCCTTCAGCGACGTTGCAAGAAGCTCGGGTATGGAATCAGAAGGAAAGATAGTGAACCATCGCGAACAAGGCACGTTCTTGCGTAAACGGTTCGTACCAAGCTTTAAACGGACATTCCCCGTTCCATCTTTTGGCCGCGTTGTGAGCAAATTGCCGGTTCGCGCAAATAACAACAAGGCGGTAAGTGATGAAGATTACATGTCAGGCAAGCTTTTGTCTGCCGCGTATGAACATCGCCACGTGGCCAGAGTACGAGAACTTCTGTTACATTCAGCCGAGCAGTTATCGAGCACGCCTTACCTTGATTTTAGGAACCAGGCGTGCGCGTATAAATTCACTGCAGCGGAGCTAAAAGAAATGACAGTTTCGGCACATGTCGTCGACCCTGATTGCTTCGACACTTTCCTCAAGAAGGTTTACGGTATTAATGAGGACGAGTTAGTCGCATGTTACACTTCCGTGTGTGACGGCATCCTGGGTTTCCAGCGTGTTAACTCAAAGCACAGGTCCGACAAACGAGGGCATCCCTTATCGCCGATAATTCCAAGGGCGTTATGGGATACCGCGTTCGAATCTATCGTTTCTGTAGACGTCTCGCTGTAGCGCGTCTCGTGGCAAGTCCATGTGAGTTTTCGGTTGTTTCTCACATGTAAAACTATAAAATGACTCATCAACCGTCAAGTGATAAAAAAAAAAAAAAAAAAA